CTTCCCCGGCAATGTGACGCCAAGAATGTCGTTGCTTCAAGCTGCCGATGGTAGCGGCGGCGACACCGTAGTCTGCGGCGATAGCAGCATAAGGACGTGGGTCTGCGAGAATGGCTGCGGCTTGCTCGTCCGTTAAGACAGCGTTTGGCCGATCGGCGCCGCGAGGAGCGCGGGAACGCCCTTTCGCAACTTTCTCGGCCATGTTTTCAGCATTAGTGCCAGCGCGGAGATGCGCGGGATTTACACAGCAGGGATTGTCACAAGAGTGAAGCGCTTGTGTTCCAATCAGCAAATCGCCGGTGTGAAACGCAAGCGAAAAACGGTGCGCTTTTTTGAAGAGCACGCCGCCCACTTCACCTTTAAACATTCCGTAGCCTTGCGGATCCCGAGAGCCAATCCACTCCCAGCACGTGTCGGTTTTTTTGACTTGCATAAAGAACCGCGTTTCAGCCGATAGGCCGCGAAACGATCCAGAATGCCGCGCAACAGCTATCGGCGAACCAAACTTACGGTTGCGCTTCCAGTGTTTGTCGCAAAGTCCTAAAGCCAACACAACGTTCTCGCATTCCTTAATACAGCAGATTTTTGGGTCCATACTAGCCTCTTGGTTAGGGAGGCCAGTATATCCCCATTAGTCCCGTACTGTCAAGCGTTTAGACGTTAGCCCCAGAGGCGTACGCCCATTTGGGGACGGATAACAGAGTAGCCATAAAGTACATCGATGCGACATGGCAGTCGATCATTATTGATATCGTATTGCCGTACGATACGCATCGAGATGCCGTTATGCACCTGGCGCGAGGCCATGTCCACGCCTTGCGGCATCAGCAGGTCAGCGGTCGCAAACGTGATCGCATCTTTGTGATAGATCAGGTTTTGCGGGTACTGAGTGCTGGCGCTACCCAAGAAGGTCACCGCAGCGCTGGCTTGCGGGAACGCATCGATCGTCGCAAGCGCATGGCCGGAGGTGTACATCGCGGGGCTGACGCTGACGGTATACGCGCCGCCGGTGGCGGTTGCGTCCGCAGTGGCCACGAACTGTTGCAGGCTGCCGGTCGACTCACGAGTCTGCGGGTTGACAGCGTAGACGTTAGCAACGGTGAACACGTCACCTTGCTTGATCGTCTGCGTGCCAGTGCCCGTGATCAGGATCGTGGTCGAGCCTTGAGCCGTCACAGCGCTGGTCACCGTGTGCGAACCCGTGCGGGTGCCGGTGGTGTGCTGCTTGATCGATTGCGACATGCTGACTTCTTCAAAGCCCAGCACACCTTCGCCCATCAGGCCATTCTTGAACTGACGGCTGATGGTGTTGGTGGGGTTGAACAAGCCTTTCATGCCTTCGACGAGGCCAGCGTTCGCAGCCGGGTTGACGGTGGCATAGCGGGGAGCCATGACCGCAGCGGCTTCGTTCAGCTTTTGTTGGCCTTGCAGCAGCACCAAGCTGGTTCCGGGCGTGGTGCCAGGGGTACCAACTGACTGGTAGATGCTCTTGAAGCTGTTGGCGACGTCAGCGTCAATGCTGGAAGCAAGCTGACTAACCCGAGGCTTCAGCACACGCTCTGCGAAGTCATCGAGCTGCATGGTCAGCTCAGCGGTCGTGAAGTTCACGCCGATGTGCTTTTGGCTCGAAACAGTCAGAGTGGTGAATTGCTCGTTGTCGTCTTGAACTTGCAGCGCAGCACCGTCGGTCACCAGTGCGCGGTCCGGCAGACGGATACGCAGCGTGGAGCCGATTTTTGCGCCTTCGACAGCAAACGAATCGTCATCATTGTGTTCGGCACTGCTCGCTACTGCAATGCCCCGCTTTCGCGGCCTTGGCTTTCACCAAGGATCAGACTATATCTTCAGACGCTTTTCCAGATGCGCCCGCTGCGGATCATCGACACCAAACCACGGGTGACGTTGTACTTCGCAGCGATTACATCATGGGTGCCAACTTCAGATCGAATTGCAAGGACTTGCTCAGACGACAACTTGCGGCGACCGTTACGGTCGCCTGCGGCTTGGCGACCTTTAGCCACCATGTCTGCCATGTTGTCCTCAAACGTCCCGCTGAACAGGTGTTTTGGGTTGACGCACTTACGGTTGTCACACGCATGCAGAACATGCTGCGTAGTCGCTCCATACGCCAGCTCAAACGCTACGCGATGCGCGTAAGCAGTCTTGCCGTCCTTATGAAACTGACCGTACCCGTTAGGCATTAAACATCCTGTCCACTCGTGGCACCCGTTATCTCGGACTGCCACTTTTGCAAAAAAGCGATCTTCGATTGGTTTTTTCACGCCCGCCCCGCATTTCGCGCTCGCTTGAGCGCTACGCCTTTCGGCTAGTCGTTGAACCTTCATCATATCACAGTTAATGATAAGATGCTTGGCTGCTGATTGCCCAATCACCGCGCTTTTCAAACCATCGCGCTTGCCGTTTCCAACTACGCTGTGGTGCATGGTGCTCTAAGGGGTTTCCAGCAATTAACGGGGTTTAACGTCAGCTAGACTTTCGTTTACTGACGGTTTACGGTACGGGTGATCACCAAGGAGTTTTCTAAGATCTCCAAAGCCTTGCGTGTGATCATATCGATCGTCAAGATACTGTTGGCCATGTTACTTCCTTTAGGTAATTAGCCGGTCGTATTAACTACCGGCATGATTAACGTCCATGCTTCGCTTCCCACGCCTTGATCTGTCGTTGCCGCTCGGCTGCGATCCATTCGCTCGTGCTCATTGCTTTGATTGAGCGCGGGTCTGTGGTGTCGTAGGCCGGTGCGCCAGAGGCGCGTGCTGCAACAGGCTGAATAGGCGCCGGAGCGCTGGATGGTTTTTTGGTGGGCGGACTGGCGGCCACTTTGGCCTCAATCTTCCCAATCTCTTTGGCCTGCAAGAACGGCGATAGACGCGAGATACGATCAGCTTCTTTTGGATTGGACCCGAGAAAATATGCTATGTCGGGGCCGATCTCTGACGCCTGAATTGTTTGAGCCATCACGGTCGAGATTTTCAAGCTCGGGTTGTAGGCGACTTGTTCAAAGTCGTCATACTTTTCCCGTGCCTGCTCTTCTTTCTCGTGGTACGACTCAACCACTGCTGCTTGCTGGCGCTCCAGTTCCCGTTGCTGGAGAAGCTGCTCGGCTTTCTGCGCGGCCAGTGCTTCGGCGTACGCTTCGACCGACTCAAACTTATCCTGCGAGACAGGTTCTGCGGGCGCTGCTGGCGCCTTCGGACGCTCACGTTCCCAAGACCTACGCTCTCTTGCGAGACGCTTGCCAATCATCGAGTCCACTTCTTCTTGAGTGAACGTCTTGACCGCCGGTGCTTCTACGGGTTCAGGTGCTGGCGTCGCTACCTGTTCCGGCGCGGTTGGTTCCGCTACTACTTCAGTGTTTTCCATGATTACTCTGGCGAGTGCCTGGTGGACCGCACCAGTACGGTTATTTATACAGTAGTTTCAGGAGGTGTCAAGCTACTTTGTTGCTGAACCTGCTCACGCAGCTTTTGCCACAGCGCGACCGACATCTCCAACGGCAGTTTGCCCAGCCCCATCGCAATGATGTTCGCTTCCTCTACCGTGATCTTGATGGTGAACTCTTGCATCATGCCGCCCACGGCAGTTTTGGCGCTACCACGGGCGGATTCTTCTGGTTCTCGATCTGCTGTGCCACTGCGGCCTCAGTGGCGTCCTTGTCAACACCATTTGCCCAAATCCAGCCGAGCACTTGCTCTTGGGTCAGGCTGGTGTAGGGCGTGAAAGACTCAGGATCAGGCGAAGGCAGCGAGCAGGTGGCGTAGACGCTCGCTGAGTAGCCATCCACGGTATCCGAGCACTGCCAGTGGGCGACGATACAAACGTCAGACAAATCGCCTTCTGAGACTTTGCATTCAAGACGGGAGATGTTCCAGTTCATGATTAAGCACCTTGTTCAAGTTGCGCTACGCGAGCGCGGAGGGATTGCAGTTCAGCGACGATATTTGCAATAAACTCGGCTGAACCGTATTCCATCGCTTGCATGACAGGCTTACCATCTGCGTCTACAGCGTCCTTGGTTCCAACAACAGTGCCGGGGCTGACCTCTTGCACTTCATGTGCAATGAAGCCAACACCTTTTGATCCGTCAGATTTCCAGTTCCAAGTCTTAGGCTTGAGTGCATCAATAAACGCGCCCGAGTTTGCCAACGGCTGTTGATTGTCTTTAAGTCGGTAGTCGGATGAGGTGTTGTAGGCAGTAGCAGAGCCGTTTGTGTTGATTGTTCCAACAACTCCGTTGCCATTAATAAAAGACATTGCATCCCAAGCCGTAGTTCCAGATCCACGGCTTAATTCAATAAACCCTGTCGCGCCAAGTCGCTGTCCAGCCACCGAAGATGATGGCGTACTTGATCCGGTGGCAATATGAACATCCCCACCGCTGGTGATACGGGCGCGTTCGGTGTTGTTGGTGGCGAATGTCATCGCAGCATTTGAATACTGCACGAACTCTACAGTTCCGCTGTTGCCGTTCTTTTGAATGTAGAAATAATCGCCACCGCTGAAGTTCGCTCCGTCCGCATCAAGCCACACTTGAGCATACCGGCTCGTTGCGGTTGCACTTGAAACATTTCGGAAACCGCCACCCGCATTATTGGCAGCAGTGGAGTCACCAGAACGAAAAAGCGCCGTAACGTTGTCTCCAGACGGAGCAACAACTTCCATGCGATAAGAAGTGCTAGTAGCGCCTACAACCAAATTCCCACTAGCATCCAGCGTCATTGCTTGGGACAATGATGCAGTATCGCTACCCGTGCCGTTCCACGAGGTTGTTGATACCGTCCAAACATGTGAGCCAGCGTTTTGGTAATACAGCGTTGCATACCCAGCCGACATAAAGATGCCAGTGTCGGATGCGTTGTATCTAAAGTTCTGAGCTACACCAGTCAATCCGCTGCGGCTAAACAAAGATGCGTTGTTTGTAAGCTGGAATACTTTGTTGTTTGCATTCCAGTCACTAGGCGCCACCCCCAAGCCGAGGTTGCCGGAGGCGTCGAGGGTCATGCGTCGAGTCCCGCCCGTACTTGCCGCAATCGTATCTGCCGCTGGAAACCAGAATCCTGTGTTGACATCGCCAGTCGCAACAAGCGAAGGCAACGCTTCCGTTCCCGCCGCAAGAGAGGCAACAGTAGAAAACGCAATATCCCGAGGCACAACGTAAGTGTCGCCAGCCTGGGCAGCTTGGATTTGGGGGACTGCTGTATTGAGAAGAAGAACCTCGTATGCGGCCACGGCTTAACTCCTAAATCGGGTTGTACTCTGTGCCATTGCTGGTCAGCACAGTTTCGACGACATAGTACGCTGTGCCATTGCTTGCCAGCACAACTTCATCCACTACATACGCCGTACCATTACTGGTCAATACCGTCCACGGCGGCCCTGGGTTGGGTGACGCAAAGTCCGTCGCCAACGTAGCGACGGTCCCAAGCCCCAGGCTCAGGCCATTACGGACGGGTATGCCAAAGCTCATCGGATATTGATGGGTTTAGCGTAGACCGTGCCGGCGCTGCCAATCTGAATTGCACTGACCCGCCACGGAGCACCAGTGCCTTGCGGCAC